TACAAGGGAAAATGGTGCACAGCAGGCGGAAAAGACCCGCTGTTTGGGCATGTTGACGGTTTTCAGATAGACCCTAAAAGAAGCACATTTTTCAGGCTTCCCTCCGCCAAAAAAAATGTCGGGAAAGCCCTTTGGGCTTTCCCGACAATCTGATCGTTATTCTTCCGGCGTTTCCGCTTCTTCCTCCGCTGCGGGAAGAGCGTTCTTGTCCGCGTTGACGTAGGCCATCAGCTCGTCGCCGGTGATGGTCTCCTTTACCAGAAGGAACTCGGAAATTTCGTCCAGCAGTCCCCGGTTCTCCGTCAGAATGCGCTTGGCGTCGGCGTAGGCCTTCTGCAAGATCTCCATGACCTCCTTGTCCACCTCGGCGGCGGTCTCCTGAGAGCAGTCCATATATGCCTGACCGTCCAGATACTGGTTCTCCACCGAAGCCGTGGACATCAGCCCGAACTTTTCGCTCATGCCGTACTGGGTCACCATGTTTCTCGCAAGCGCGGTCGCCCGCTGGATATCGTTGGCAGCGCCGGTGGTCTGGACGCCGAACACCACCTGCTCGGCGGCGCGTCCGCCCACCAGAGTACGCAGCTCGGTACGCAGTTCTTCGGCGGTGGACAGATACTTTTCTTCCTCGGGCATCTGCATGGTATAGCCCAGCGCGCCGGAGGTGTGGGGAACAATGGTGATCTTGGACACGGGCTGGGAATGCTTTTCCAGCGCCGCCACCAGTGCGTGACCCACCTCGTGATAGGCGACCAGCCGCTTTTCCATGTCTGTCAGAACGGTGTTCTTCTTCTCCGTACCGGCAATGACCGTCTCGAAGGACACCAGCAGGTCTTCCTGATTCACCAGCTGACGGCCCTTGCGCACAGCCCGGAGAGCAGCCTCATTTACCAGATTGGCAAGGTCAGCGCCCACCGCGCCGGCCGTGGCCTGAGCGATCTTCCGCAGGTCCACATCGTCGGACAGCCTGATCTTCCGGGTGTGTACCTTCAACGTATCCAGCCGTCCCTGAAGATTGGGCTTGTCCACGATGATCCGGCGGTCGAACCGGCCGGGACGGAGCAGTGCCTTGTCCAGAATCTCGGGGCGGTTGGTCGCCGCCAGACACACGATGCCCTTGGACGGCTCAAAGCCGTCGATCTCGCTGAGCAGCTGGTTGAGCGTCTGCTCCTGCTCGGAATTGTTCCCGTAGCGGTTGTCCCGGGCGCGGCCAACGGCATCGATCTCATCAATAAAGATGATGCAGGGCGCGACCTTCGCCGCCTGCTGGAACAGGTCACGGACACGGCTTGCGCCCATGCCCACGAACATCTCCACAAAGTCCGAACCGGAAATGGAGAAGAAGGGGACGTTGGCCTCGCCCGCCACAGCCTTGGCCAGCAGCGTCTTGCCGGTGCCGGGAGAACCCACCAGCAGCGCGCCCTTGGGCAGCTTCGCGCCGATGGCGGTGTACTTCTGGGGATTGTGGAGGAAATCGATGATCTCCTGCAAGGATTCTTTGGCCTCGTCCTGACCGGCCACGTCCTTGAAGGTGACGCCGGTCTGCTTTTCCATGTAGACCTTGGCCTTGGATTTCCCAAAGCCGCCCATCATGCCGTCGCCGCCCATGCGCTTAGTGAGCAGATTCATCACCAAGAACAGTCCGCCGATCATCAGGGCGTAGGACAGAATCATCATGATCAGGGAATTGTCTTCCACGATCTTTTTCTCCACCTTCACCCCCATGGCGTCCAGCTCCTCGGACAGGGCGATCAGGTCGCCGCCGCCGGGAAGGCCGGTGTAGCAGGCCTTCTGCATTGCCGCGGGCTTGCCTGCCTCTTCCTTGGTCATGTAGATAATGCGGTCGGACTGAATTTCCACCTCAGACAGCTGCCCCGCGTCCTTCGCCGCGAGAAAGTCCGAAAAGGAAGTCTGTGTATATTGGCTCTTGGAGATACTGCCGTAAATCCAGTTGACCAGCAGAACGATCGCCAGCGTGATCAGCAGCGCGGTGCCGATGCTGCCTTTCGGGCGGTTTCCGCCGGGTTTTCTCCCGTCGTTGTTATTGTTATTATTGTTGGGGGAGTCATTGCGATTAAAGTCCATTCCCTCGCCTCCTTCATTACACTGGCGTTATCATAACACATTTTTCCGTGGTAGGCAATCGGCGATTCTCCTTCCCGCGGTAAATTTTCTGTTAATTTCCGCCAGAAACAGCCATTTCTCCCGTCCTGAGCGCGCAAAAGTCAAGAGTAAAAGCAGAAAAAACTAAAATATTTTTTCAGAAGGCTTCAAGCGGCTTCGGCGACGTATCTTTCAAAGAGCGATCCGGACGTTTCAAAGCCTAAAATCTCGCGCGGGTAATTGTTGATCCACGTTTCGACGCGCTGAATATATGCGGCGGTTACTTTCCGGAAGTCTGTTCCTTTCGGCAAGAACCGCCGTATCATTTTGTTTATGTTCTCATTCGTGCCGCGTTCGTATGCGCTGTACGGGTGGCAATAGTAAACCTTCGTGCGCTTCCGGTCTTTGCCGTAGACGGATTTTTCAATTCCGGCGCAATCCATGAATTCCGATCCGTTGTCAAACGTAATGCTTTTGAATATCTGTGAAAACTTCTTCCCGAAGCGTCGTTCTAACTTGTTCAGCGCCGCCACGACGCTGGCGGCGGTCTGATCCGGCATTTTGATAATAATTTCGTTCCGCGTCAAGCGCTCCGAAAGAACGAACAAGGTTTCCTTCGTCCGCTTCTTCCCGCATACGCAATCGCCTTCCCAATGTCCGAAGGTCTGCCGATCGTTGATTTCCTGCGGGCGTTCTTCTATGCTTTCACCCTGCGGCGCGCGGGCGGCTTTCTTCCGCTCCACCTTGTCATACTTCCGCTTCCGCTCCCCGTGTTCCGGCAAGCTCTCGCGGCTGATCCCGTAGAATATACCCTTGTCGATGTAATTATAGATCGTCTTTTCGCTGATCTCCGTTTTGAAGGTCAGCCCCAGCCGCTTGATTTCTCCGACGACGGCGGCGGGGGAATAGCCTTCTTCGCCGATCTTCTTTTCGATGAAGGCGGATAATTCGTAATCGTTGCCGATCTTCAATTCGCCGCCTTTGGCTTTTAGGTTCTCTTCATAGCGCTGTTGCGCGATCTCCGGCGAATAGCGTTCTTCGGTCGTCAAGTCGGAATTCAAATGCGTATAGCGTCCGCGCTTCAACTCCCTGTATATCGTTGTATTGTGGACGTGCAGACGGTCGGCAATCGCGCAAGGCTTCAAGCCCTCTTTCAAGCCTTTTTCGATTTTTAGGCGGTCTGTCCAAGTCAAGTGTTTGTGCATTCTTCCTTCCTCCAGCTTCCGAATATGACAAAAGGGCGGCATTTCTGCCGCCCTTCGCCCTCTCTGATTATCTGCTTGTGATATGCAATTCGCTTTTAAGCGCCGCTTGCAGGACGGCGGAAAAATTCACGCCAGCCCGCTCCGCTTCAAAGTTAAGCCATGAAGGAATGGTGCAATTCTTCTTCACGACGCGCATATCGTTCTTTCTGCGGTACTCCGCGAAATCAACGTCAACCAGCGAAACGATCGCGCCGGACGGCGCTTCGGCTTGTGCGCTTGCAATGCTCGACGCTTCCGGCAATGCTTCGCCGTCGTCCTGCATATCAATTCCCATAAGCCCGATTGCGTCCCGCGCCATCTCGATCGCGTCCGGAACGTCCTTGCCCTGCGTATTGATATTGAAATCGGGGACAAATACCACGATGAACTCTTTTCCCTGCGTCATAACGATGGGATATGCGTTTTTCATTCTGAATACCTCCTTGAAACTGTGCTATATATTATCGCCAAGGGCGGCGGGCTTATTTCAGCCCGCGCCGCTTGATGATTGCTTTTGCTAACTCTTCGTCGGTTTCTCTGTGCCTTACGACGCTTTCCCTTTGACCGTCCTTCACGTATATGTCGTGGTTCGCGCCGTGCCGCTTGAACTTCCAGCCGTTTCGTTCTAAAAGCTCGATAAGGTCTTTTGTTTTCATCTGCTGTCCTCCTTACATTTACTATTATACGCCTTCAATGCGTATATGTCAATAGGTTTTGAGAAAAATTATGCGTTTTTTTCGGCGCGAAAAAAAGAAAGGCGGCGGCGGGACCCCCCCGCCGCCGTTATTCGTCTATACCTAAAAGCCAATTTACCGAAACGCCCAGCACTTCCGCAAATATCTTCAATTCAAAGTCGGATACGAAGCGCGTACCGATTTCAATTCGGCTTATGCTGTCCCGCTCCATGTTGATCCCTTTCAACTGTATTTGTGCGGCTAAATCCTCTTGACGTAGCCGCCGGACGACGCGCGCTTCGCGCAATCGGTCGCCGCAAATGTTCTTCTTGCCGTTGTAATCATATATCTTCATTGCCGCCGCGATCCCTCTTCATTCTGATTATTTGCAAACGGTGTGTAAATATTCCGCTTTATTCTTGATTTTAGCGCATGACGGGCGTATAATTGTGTTAAAGGTCAGAATGGGCGAATTCTGCCTTGAAAATTTACATTTAAGAAGGGGGATTTGCTCTAATGTTCGTCAGCTTTACAAAGACATTGAAGAAGATGTCCGGTTTCCGGCTGGGCTTCGGTGTGCGCGTGAATAAGCGAAACGCGCCGTTGTGGTGCTTCGCTATGCTCTTCGCCGGAATGTTCTATTTGATGTGGTATATGATTATCGGCGCGGGCTGGTGTCTGTACTTCTTCTTGTGGGCGTTTTACAAGATTTATTACTATCTATTCAAGGGAATTGCGGTCGGCTGTAAGAAGCTGTATCAACTCATTAAAGGGAAAACCGCCGCGCCGTCGAAAGCGTCGGTCGAACCGCCGAAGGAATGAACCAAACAAAAAAATCCCCCGTGCAAGGCTCGAAAGCCCGCACGGGGGATTGTTCTTTATGCGGCGGAAGGCTGAAAGGGGAAGCGCGATCCGCTGCGCGGTCAATTACTCTTTGTTGCTGTCGGTATCCGCCGGAATGCCGGAAATAGTGAAGTAGTCCGGAAGATTAAAGACGGCGGCTTCGATCAGTTTATCCAGCGTTTCCGCGTCGATCTTGAAGCCCTTGCTATTCAGAAATTCAACAACGTATGCTTTCTTCTCTGCGCCCCTGCCGCTTCCGGTGTAAAGCTGTTCGGCGGCTTCGACGGCAACCGTTACCCACATTTTGATTTTCTCAAACTGTGCGGCGGTCGTCTTGCTTCTGATCCACGGGATCACGAAGGCGGTAATAATTGCCGCGATAAGAGCGATCACGGCGTTTGCAATGCTGGTAAGATCAATAGTCATTGTTTGTATCCTCGCTTTCTGTTATGTCGATTTTTTCTTTTTTCTTGATCCTGCCGACGATTACTTCGGCAAGACGCTTCATCATCATTGCGCCGCATTCGATCACGACGGCGCGGAAATACCATTCGATCAGAACGGTTTGTTCCTGCCGCGTGATAAGGAATGAAACGTACTGCGCGACGATGAAAGCCACCGTTGTAATTGCGATCACAATAACGGCTTTCGTTGCGAAGCGTTCGTCAGCCTTGAAGAAGCGGCGCTTCGCCACCCGCTTCCCGCTCGAAGGTTTGTTTTTCATTGCGTCCCCTTTCATAGCGCAATTAACGCACGGCGCGCGTTGTGTAACGCATACCGTGCGTTTTGCGTGTGTTAAACAAGCGTTAGATCATCGACGTTCACCGCCGCGACAACCGTTCCGCCGTAGGTAATCACGGCGCGCTTTCCGGAAAGCTCTTTGACGATGTGATCGCGGGAATAGACAAAGGAAGCAAGGCTTCCGCCGGAATAGGTTTTCGCGCCCGCTTTCACGCGCACTTTGCTTCCCGTTGTGATCTTCCGCGCCGATGTCCCGCCGGACGTGCCGGAATAGGTAATGAAAGCGTCGTCGTGTCCCGCCTTCTTCAACTTCTCCAGCATAGCTTCCGCGTTCTTCTTGACGCTGAACGCGCCCACTTGAACCTTGTAATACTTGCCGATCTGCACGATATAGGTATCGAAGCCTTCCTTTTTCAGCTTCGCCGCGAACGCCGTTGCGTTGTCCTTCTTTTCAAACGCGCCAAGCTGGACGCGGTAAAGGCTCTTCGCTTCGTCCTGCGGCTTCTGCTCCGGCTTCTGATCCTCTGCCGGAACGCCCAGCCGCCTGTTTACCTCCGCCGCGATCTCGCCGTGTCGGTTATACAGATAATCGCCGGGGCAAGACTTGTTTGCATAATCCCTGTGAACGGTCATATTGCACCCGTTCTTGTGGTTTACGCGGTCGTCCTTGCTTGTACTCCATACCAGCTTTTTGATCCCGTTCCGGCGGCAAATATCTTCGACAAGATCAAGAAGCGCCGCGTATGCTTTATCATTCACGGCGTATGGGTGCTTTGTGTCGCTTGCAACCTCGATCGTGATTGCGCGGTTATCGTTCGCCGCCGAAGAACTGCACCACGAACGATCGGCTTCATCGACGTAAAGCCCGATCCGCCCGTCGTAGCCGATCCCGTAGTTTGAACTTGCCTGTCGCGAAGTCGGCTTGAAGATTTCGCCGATCCTCTCGGCGGAACATTGCCCGACGACGCAATGAATTGTGATCGTGTCGATCTTGTGATTTCGCGGGCTGTTCTTGTTCGGTGAAATCAGCGTACACGAAATAAGTTTGCTATTGCTCATTGCTGAACCCTCCTTTGCAATGAAGAAGCGGCGGGGGGGAGCCCCCCCCCCCCGGGGGTGGTGTTGCTGTTTCTCTC